CGGATTTGGAAATCCGCTTCGGCGGACGGGTATATAGCGTGAAAGGCATCAAGGGGATTTTGGTCGGTCAGAAGGTTTTGGTCGGTAAGAATCCTTGGGAGGTAAACGGGGCGCGGGTCGCCACTTATGACGAGGAGGGTAATGAGGTTTGGGTATCCGTACCCGAAGTGGTGTTTAACGAGATGGGCTTCCGCTCCGATGCGGTAGTCATCGGGGCGGAATACAAAGCCCCTGCCGATACGGACGCGCAACAGCATCGCAAAGAGCTGGACAAGCTGGCGATGGGGGCGGAAACGCTGGAGGCGGCAGCCGCCAAACGCAAAGGCAAAGCAGTCCCATTCGGCGGCGAAATCGACCCGTACAAACATCAGGAAAATACGCTTGCCGCGCGAAATACGCTCTTTATGCCCAAACATGGACAGCAGATGGCATACAACCGGATGGAGGTCTCTGAGCAGGTATTGAGCAAGGTCGAAATCGCCAAACGCTTAAAACCCCGCGTCGAGGCAGACGGCGGCGACTGGAAACAGGCGATGGCGGTCATCCTCAAGCACTACCCGGAAGGCGTGGTCGAGAGCAAATTGGACGAGGTTTACGACAGGCTGAAGACGATGGGTCGTCTGAAGCTGCATAAAACCGGTTAGGCAAATGCGACGACGTCGTCGCATTTGAAAAAAGGGAAAGCATGAAACAGACCTTTAAGCAAATCGGCAAATCCTATGCCGCCGCGGCAGCCGAAATCGGATGCAGCAAGCCGATGCTGGTGGCGGTAGTCAATCATGGGCAATGGCCGAAAAAAAACGCAGCCGAGCTGCGAAGGAAATTGAAACAATTTTTTGAAACGAATGGTGCGGAAATCCCAGCGAGCCTGAGAAACGAGCCGGAAGCCGCACCTGCCCAAGCAACTTACGAAGACAAGGACAATGAGATGTTACTACGAAAAGCAACTTTAAACCAAGCGGCAAAACAACATTTTAGCTTATTCCGCGACCCGTTTAACGACGAAATCCAGTCTGCAGACGATGTGTATATGACGCCGGATGTGCGCTATGTGCGCGAGGCGATGTTTCAGACGGCCTGCCACGGCGGTTTTGTGGCGGTGGTCGGTGAAAGCGGCGCGGGTAAATCTACACTGCGCGAAGACCTGCAAGACCGTATCAACCGCGAAGGCCGTCAGATTGTGTTGATTGAGCCTTATGTGCTGGCAATGGAAGACAACGACCAAAAGGGCAAGACACTCAAAGCGGTACATATCGCTGAGGCAATTTTAGAGGCGGTTGCGCCTGGAACAAGCCCTAAACGTAGTCCGGAGGCTCGTTTCCGCCAAATTCACCGCGCTCTGACTGAAAGCGCAAAAGCCGGTAACAAGCACCTGCTGCTGATTGAAGAGGCTCATGGCCTGCCTCTGCCGACCCTGAAACATTTGAAACGCTTTTTTGAGCTGAAGAACGGTTTTGAACGACTGCTCGGGATTGTCTTAATCGGTCAGACGGAGTTGGCGCAAAAGCTCAGCGAAAACAATCCTGCTGTGCGCGAGGTGGTGCAACGTTGCGAAGTGGTTACGCTCTTGCCGCTGACCGACGGTAAGCTCGAAGGCTACCTCAAGCACAAATTTGCCCGTGTCAATGCGGATATGGCAAAGATTTTAGACCAAAGCGCGATTGATGCGGTTGCCGAGCGGCTGACAGTCAAAAGCCGCACGAGCAAGGGATTAGAAACCAACAGCCTACTCTATCCGCTGGCGGTCAACAACTTGGTGGCGGCAGCGATGAATCAGGCGGCAGAGCTTGGTTTTGAGATGGTTGACGGCGATGTGGTACGGGGGGTGTGAGATGGATAACAAATTCGGAAAATTTATTGACCCCAATCACTTGCTGCTCCCACTTAGAAAACAGGTAGCTACCGGGAAAGTCGGCAGCATGGAATACACGATGGAAATCTCTGTGGGATGTGAGCCGATGGTCGTCAGTAAAGCTACTGGGAAGCGGTTTGTATTGACTTGGCAGGACATAGTGGAGTTAGCCGTTCTGGCCGGAATCAACGAATCGGAAGAGTCTGAAAAATAAAGGGGAAATCATGAAAAAAGATGAAATCGAATTTGCCATTGTAATTGTGCTGCTGTCCATCGTCGTGGCCATACAGGCAATGCTGACCGAACCTTGCCGCCAAAAACAGCCTATGCAGATCAACGTCTATGACAGGGGGCAGTACAAATGAGGGGTTTATGGATATTAACCGTCATGTTGGCCTCCTGCCAGCCGGTCGCGGCAACAGCAGATCAAAGAGATGCTCTGGAAGCCGATAAAAACTGGGAGGCAGTTTACGGCGGGATGAGCGAGACAGACAAAATAACAGGCGTGGTTTTGGAGCCCATCGGAGCGGAAAAATGAATAGGGATTACAGCAAAATCAAAGTGTCAGTATGGCGCGAAAAAGGCGGTCATCTTGTCACTGAGCTGACAACGGTGTCGGGTAAGTTTGTGATGATGTATGTGTCATCTCGGCTATCGGATGAAATTGAGGATGTGGTTCAGACGGCATTGCGGTGCTTGAGCCGTAAGGATTTGGAGGCGGCGCGATGACAATTTATCTAAATATTGCCCGCGACGGCATTATCAAGATTACTCAGGATGCCGCTTTGGGTAACCAAGAAGGCGATACAGATTACCTGAGTAAAGAGCTGAATGAGGGCTGTACGCTTGAAGAAGTTTATGCGGTTGTCGCTGCAAATACATCTTGGAGAAATGGGTTGTTTTATTTCCCTCCGGTGGATGTAGAAGATGGAGATCAGGCATGTGATGCAGCTATTGATTTTTCCGACTTGGTTTATTGCAGCCTCAAAAGTCTGATGGAGGCAAGAACATGAAAGTACGCTGCCCTACCTGCGGTGCGGTGATGAGTTTGGATGTCTTAATCGCCCATGCCGATGCCCGCGAAGCACTGATTGCCCTGACCGGCATTTCAGACGACCTTTTTAAGGCGATATTGCGGTATCTGACGCTGTTTCGCCCCGCCGAAAAGGATTTAAGTTTTAACCGTGTTTCAAAGCTTGTCGGCGAGATTGCGCCGATGATACGGGACGGCAAGATTGTCCGTAACCGAAAAACTTACACGGCCCCGCGCGAGGCTTGGATTTGGGCGGCAACGCGATGCCTTGAGGCGCGGGACGCGGGGAAGCTGACACCGCCGCTGACCAGCCACGGTTATTTGTTGGAAAACATCACGTTTTGGTCGCCCGCAGCGACGGCGGGGCCACGTTGTCTGCCCCCCCCCCCCCCGCCCCCCCCGGGGGGGGGGGGGGGGGGGGGTAAGTACCAAATTGAGAAGCGGGTTGGGCGGTTTGATGGAGTGGTCGAATGGAGGACAACAATAGCTGGCTGAAAAAAGCAATCGCGCAGGGTTTTATGATGCTCGCCGCCCTAAACCTCAAAGGCCGCCCTGCCTCGGCGGATTTGACGGCAGTCGCCGAACTTTGGTTGGGCATACTAAGCGGCCGGTCGTGGCAGCCGGAGCATGACGGGATCAGGATACAGGCAGCCTTTAGGGCTATCGCGGCGTCCTCGTCAGAGTGGCCAAACCCTGTCGACCTTATCAAACACCTGCCGCCGCCCGAAATCAGGATGGTGCCGAGGCTGGAAAAGAAGCACCACCCGACGGAATACGGCAAAACGCAGGCCGCCGAACTGAAAAAGATTGTCGGCAGATTGAAAAACGCCCCCTGCATGAACAGGGATTGGATACACGGACAACGCCACCGTACGGTGGATGAGTGTAAAAGGATTTATGTCGAAAGGCAGAAAGGTAAAACAAAATGAGTAATTTAGATGTAAGCCAATACAAAAAGGATGCCAAAGGCAATCTCGTGCCTCTGGAAAATATCCGAGAAATCGACCTGCTGCGCGACGAGCTGGTGCAGGAAATCGCTGCCAAAGCCCGCGTGGTTCAGGATGATTTAATCACCTTCAAACGCGAGGCTATGGACGATATTGCGGCGTTTGTACAGTTGAGTGCCGACCGATACGACGTGAATGTCGGCGGCAAGAAAGGCAATATCAGCCTGCACAGCTTTGACGGCGCGTACCGCGTCAACCTCGCCATGCAGGACACGCTGGTATTCGACGAGGGACTGCTAGCGGCCAAGGCTCTGATTGACGAGTGCATCAACGAATGGACGGAAGGCAGCCGCACGGAATTGAAAACACTGATTAACGCGGCGTTTCAGGTGGACAAAGAAGGAAATATCAGTACCGCCCGCGTCCTCGGTCTGCGCCGCCTGCAAATCACGGATGAAAAATGGCAACGGGCGATGGATGCGCTCTCCGACAGTTTGCAGGTGCATATCAGCAAGCCGTTTGTGCGGGTGTATCAGCGCGGCGAGGATGGGGAGTATCAGCTGATGAATTTGGATGTGGCGAAGGTGTAGGAAAAATGAACGCAAATATAATGATTTATTTGATTGAAGTTAATGATGGGCCGGTTGCAAAAGCACTGCGAAGTTTTCAGCAGGACAAGGCCGCAATGCGACAGGCGTGGCTTGATTGGGCGCGCGAACACTTGCCGTCAGATGCGCTAATGCGGGAATGGAGCGATGGGCAAGTGGCAGGGTTTGCGTTCCCTTCAGGCATACCCGATGGATGGAAAAAGCCCAATAAGAACGGAACTTGTTGGCCACGGCAAAACAACCCAATCCTCAAAACCATGCCACTTAACAAAAGATTTAAACGCCCCGAAGAGTATTTGGAAGAAATTGGCATCACCGCCCCAACAATGATTTTTGAAGAGAATAGCGACGGAGAGACTTTGGCATCTTGGGGTATCGGTAATTTCTTAAATCCTGTTCAGTTCGTTTGGGCGGGATTGGAGGAGGACGCGCCAAAGGGTGTGGTAACTCCTGACTATGCCTACGAGCTTAGAGAAAGGGCTAAGAGAATCAGAAACGGCTGTACGATGCAGCCGCCCGAAGATTTTGATTGGCAGAATCTGTTACCGGGCTGCCGTGTCATTCCTCGGTATGAGTGGGATTACTTGGTTGGGAAATGGCAGGAAACACAGAATGCTGCCGAAGAACAGGAGGCTTAAATGGCAAAAATCATTATAGAAATCGAAGATATGCCTAACGGCAGCATTCAAATCAGACCATCAGGGGATACATACAGCAATCCGATGACTGATGCGCAGATGATGTTTATTTTATTTCAAAAAATAGCAGAAGCAGTGGAATTTATACAAATGAAACAAGAAGAAAGAAGAAAGGCTAGAAAATAATTTCTGAACCGCGCGGCACGGTCTGCCGCATTTAAATCTAAATAGGAGTCAAAAAGTGAATAAATCTGAATTAATCCAAGCCATCGCCGATGAGGCAGAATTGAGCAAACGCGATGCGGCGAAATTTGTCGATGCGTTTGTCAGCGTGGTAACGCAAGAACTGAAAGACGGAAAAGACGTTACGCTGGTCGGCTTCGGCACGTTCCACACCGCCCAATCCGCCGAGCGTCAGGGACGCAATCCGAAAACGGGCGAACCGCTGACCATCGCGGCGCGCAAAACGCCTAAATTCCGTGCAGGCAAGGCGTTGAAAGAAGCGGTCAACCGTTAAAGCCACTGATGTTTAAAAAAAGGTCGTCTGAAGAGATTCAGGCGACCTTTTTATTTTGGCGAAATAATTTTAAAAATGTTATTGACTATGTGAAAATATCGCGTATAATACAACTCATCAGGAAGCACAAAGCAAGCCTGAACCACCTAAAAGGATGAATCAAAATGGCTAAATACTCTTACTCCTACGCTTGCGGTCATGGTACTGGAAGCGTATCTCTTTTCGGCAAAAGTGCCGACCGCGAACGCAAACTGGCTTGGTACGAGCAAAACATGGTTTGCCCCGAATGCTACAAAAAACAGCAAGCAGCCGCCGATGAGGCAGCCGAACAGGTTGCCGTTATCAAATACCGCATGGGCTCGGTGCCGTTGTTTTCCGTGGTGGTACACGGCAGAACCTTGGCAAATAAAGAATCCCTGAAAGCATTAGGTTTTTGCTTTACCCACGACGAAAAAGAAGGATTGGCCGGAGTGTTGGCTACGAAAGAGCCGCCCAAGGCATGGCAAAAAACTTTTGAAGCTAAGTCTGAAAGCGAACTGATGGAAAAAGCCGAAGCCATCATCCAAGAAATCGCCCCGCTCGGCTACCGTTTGGAGCAGCCGGCCAGCAATGTGCTGGATATGGCGATGCTGCGCCACCAATGGCAAAAAATCGCTGAAAAAGAAGCCTCAAAACCCCAATACAACGGCTGCTTTGACTTTTTGAAAGAGCGGCACGGCGCGGATTATGCCAAAAGCAGCCGCGAAGGCGGCAAACCGTGGAACGGCAAAATCTACGGCCGGCCAGGCAGCTACAATTACTATGTGGACGACACCAAACACAGTATGACCGATGAGCAAAAAGCAGCCATCGATGAGTTCCCGCCCCCCCCCGCGCGCGGGCGCGCACAACAAAACCCCCCACCCCCCGGGGGGGGGCCCCCGCGCCCCCCCCCCCCCTCCTTAAGGAGCAACCATGAGCTAGTTTAGTAATTGGCTGTCCCGGCCGCCCCGTTTTCAGACGGCAGCTGAGGAATACCTGTCTGTCAGCCTCGCCAAGTGCTGTCCGGAAATGCAAAAATACACCCGCTACCGAATGGAGCGGTATGTGTATCCGTTTATCGGGCAGCAGCGTATCCACCGCATCACACCCATGCAAATCATCCGCTGCATCCAAACCTACGAGCAAGATGCGCCGTCGCAGGCGCGGCGGCTGTTGCAAGTGGTATCAGGGGTGTACCGATATGCCAAGGTGCAGGGCTGGTGCCGCTACAATCCTGCCGAAGGGCTGGGCATTGCGCTAAAACCCTATACTTACAAGGGCTTTAGCTTTATCCCACCGCAGGATATGCCCGAATTTTTGGCGGCGGTGGATACCCATACCAATATCGATGCCGCCGCGCTGACTGCCTTTTGGCTCATTGTCTATACCGCTGTTCGGCGCGGCGAGGCGGTTAATGCCGCCGTGGACGAGTTTGATTTTGAGCGCAGACTGTGGACAATCCCCGCCAAACGCATGAAAATGCGGCGACCGCACGTTGTGCCGCTGGCTCCGCCGGTGTGCCGTTTGCTGCAGGCATGGCTGGCCGAGCGTAAACGCATCGGCATCAGTAACAGCCTGCTGTTCGGCGGTATCGGCGGCCACCGCCCGCTGCACGTTATCACGCAGTCCGGCTGGCGGGACAAGATGACTATACATGGCCTGCGCAAGGTTTTTAGCACACACGCCCACGAAAGCGGGCTATGGTCAGTTGATGCGATCGAATTGCAGTTGGCCCATATCATCAGCGGTGTGCGCGGCGTTTATAACAAGGCGATGCTGTTAGACGAGCGCAGACAATTAATGATTTGGTACGCGGACGAGATAAACCGATGGCGTGCCATCGGTCGCGGCGGATATAATGATTCCTAAGGAGGAGTCAAACTATGCACTACATTGTCATTGAGGCGTACCGTCGTCTTTTGTTTTTAACCGTTTTGGAAGCTGCTAAGTCGGTCGCCTGTACATCTGTCCGTCCTGATGGTGTATCAGAGCGGGCCTGGAATCGTTGGGAGAGCGGAGATGGAGTCATGCCTGATGAGGTGGCGGAAAATCTGTTGGCCCTGATACGGCTCAGGCAGAGAGAGATAGACAGTATCGCCGCGCAGATTGCCGGCGGAACTAAGCCTATACTGACCGCCCCAAAAAAAGGGGCGGATGTATTGGAATACAAAATCAAATTGTCGGTTTTTGCCGAAGCAATGGCGATGGGCTGCAAAACAAAATAGGAGGCCGAATGAAATATCCCGAAGCAGGCTACACCCCTGCAAATTTAAGATTTGTGATGGATACATACGGGCTGACCCTTGCCGAGGTCGGACGACGGACTGGCACGGCATTGCGCACCGTGCAAAACTGGGTCGCCCCGGTTGATGCCAAGGATCACTCTGGGATGCCGCACCGCAAGTGGGTCATGCTGCAAAACACGCTCAAATAATTCTTGACTATGCGAAAATATCGCGTATAATAAAACTCATTGGGAAGCACAAAGCAAGCCCGAAAAACCAAAAGGACTTAAAAAATGAAAGATTTATTGGATATTGAAATGAAACAGGCCGAACTTAGAAAAGTGGATGCTGAAATCGCAAAAATCATCGCAGACGCGCATAAGATAAATGCGGAATCGGTCAAAATAGCCCAAGAGGCTCGGTGGTATCCCATTATGATTGCTACTGGATTGGTATCAGCCGTCGCGGCAACGATGGCGGTAGTGATTAAATTTTTATGACGAAAGCCCCCAAACGGGGGCTTTTTTACATCCTTCCGTTTTAGTTGCACTGCGCAAAAATCCCGGATAGAATATCATTATTTATTGATTTTCTTGAGAAAAGTGAAACGTTGTTTCACTTTTTTGAGGTTCTTAGGGGGCTGGAAATGGAAACCCGTGCTCAGAAAAAACAGCGGTTGATACGGCTCATCCATGTGGCCAAAACCCAGTTGATGATGGACGATGGCGAATACCGCGCGCTGCTCGCCAACCTGTCATGCGGCAAGACAAGCAGTACCAAACTGTCGGTTGAGGAGCTGGAGCTTGCCGTACGGGCGATGAAGATGCGGGGCTTTGTGGTTGCCACTAAGGCGCAGGCGGCATCAAGTAAGCCTGATTTGCCGGTACATATGCCAAACCGCATGATGGAGGCTCAGGTCAAAAAGATACGCGCGCTTTGGTTGGAGCTGCACCATTTGGGCGCAGTGCGAAGCCCGTCTGAATTGAGCCTGGCTCGATTTGTCAAACGCATGACGGGCATAGATTATCATGGATGGTTAGGAACTGATGACGCGATACGGGTCATCGAGCATCTGAAGAAGTGGAAAGTGAGGGTGGAAAATGGCGGACAACAGAGTTCCTGAGCTGGTGGCGGATTTAGAAGACCAGGCGGTCGCTTGCTTAATGTCGGTATTGCCGATGGAGCGGCAGCAGGCGGTCGAGGTATCTAAAAAGCTGTCTCATCATCTGACCAGCAACTGGGGCGGGCAGTTGATTTATTTCCCCAAAAACCTTTTGGGCAGGGTATCCGAGCGCGACCTGAAGATTTATAAGGAGTTTAATGGCAAGAATCATGTGGAGCTTGCCCGTAAATATGATTTGACCGTTCAGCACATCTACCGCATCGTCAAGGAGGTCGGGATGGCGGAGCGGGCAAAAAATCAGGGAGATTTGTTTGTGTGATTACCTGATTTATTCAAGATAGCGGTCAGGATTCGTCCTGACCGCTTTTTTAGCGCATTTGTCGGCTTGGATAAGGGTTTGCCTATCCCAGTGGGTAAACGCGCTAAAAACGCGATTTTAACGCCTTTTTGAACAATTATTCTTTAAGCCGCATTAAAAGCGGTTTCGCACGGCCTTTGCCACAATAGCCTCATCCATCCGATGAGGCTTTTTTATGTCTTACGAAATTTTTCGCGCAGGGACGCGTACCGATGCAAACGGCAATACGGTAACGATTACCGAGGCTGACCTTGCCGCTGCTGCCCAAACATATGACCCGAAGGTGCATGAGGCCCCTATTGTGGTCGGGCATCCCAAGGCAGATGCGCCCGCCTACGGCTGGGTCAAGTCGCTTGGTGTGCAAAACGGCGTGCTGACGGCGGACTTTGCCCAAGTTGACGACGGCTTTGCGGATTTGGTTAAAGCCGGGCGATATAAAAAAGTGTCGGCGAGTTTTTATCCACCAACCAGTCCGAACAATCCTAAACCGGGTGTTTGGACGCTGCGCCATGTCGGCTTTTTGGGCGCGCAACCGCCCGCAGTCAAGGGTTTGTCCGCCATCAGTTTTGCCGAAGGTGAAGTTTATGTCGAGTTTGCCGAAGACGCACATCTTCAGACAGCCTCGTTATTAAGCCGTTTCAGAGACTGGTTTATCGGCCGTTTTGGCCTGGAAGAAGCCGATAAAGTACTGCCTGACTGGCAAATTGAGGCAATTAAAGAATTGGCTGCCGTGCCTCAAACCCATGTGCCTGCCGAATTTACCGAATCACCCCCACCCCCAGAAAACCATGAAAACAAGGAGACCCCTATGTCGCTGGAACAAGAGCTTGCAGCCGAAAAGGCCGCACGTGAAGCTGCCGAGAAGAAGGCCGCTGAATCGCAGGCGGAATTGAAAAAGCTGCAAGACGAGCAGTCTTCAGCCCTGCGCAATAGTGCGCATGAGCAGAATGCCGAATTTGCCGAAGGCTTGGTTAAAGAAGGCCGTCTGAAACCTGCCGACAAGGATTTGGTTGTCAAGGTTTTGGATTTTTCCGAATACCCTGATGACGTAACCGCCGACTTCGGCGAAGGCAGTAAGAAGCAGCCTTTGTCTGCCGCGCTGCGTGCGTTTTTTACCGCTGTCCTGCCTAAGCAGATTCAGGGCGGCGAGATGGCTAAAGGTGAAACGCCGTCGGGATTGGCGGCAGACTTTGCCGAAGCGTCGGACCCGGAAGCCTTGAGCCATCACCAACGTGCATTGGCATTGGCGGCGAAGGAAGGTATCCCTTACGAAGAGGCTGCCCGCCGTACTATTGCTTAATCATCAACCCCCCCGCTCTCTACCACGAGGTGCGCGCCAGCAGCCTCGAGCCA